TCAGTCCACCCGGCGGCAATCGTATTGGTGACCGCCCCGCCCATGAACAGGACCAACAGACTGCCCGCTGTGGCCGTGAACCCGAACGTGACGGTATGGCTAGTGGTGCCGTTGCGGGCCGCCGTGCCGCCGGTTTTGTTGAGCCACGGCGGTTCGGTGACCGTGGCCATGATCAGGTACTAGAGCCGTTAATGGTCAGCGTGTTGATCGTGTACTCGCCGGCCGCATTGAACGTCTGATCACCGGTCAGAGCTTGCGAGCCTCGGAACGTGCCGCCCGTGATTGCTGACCACAGACCGACATACGTAGCCGGGCCGGATGCGGCGCCGCCGGTGAACGCTAGGGGTGCGGTGGCGGTGATGTCTCCGCTGGCAGCGGTGCCCCAAGTCACGGCGACCCGGGCCGATGTGGCCGGGTTGGAGCCGGTGCCGTCGGGGGCGGCGGTGTGGATAGCCACATGGGTGATGGCGGCACCGATGGCGGTAGCGCCGATATTGAGGGTCGTGTCAAGTAGGGCCATGATCATTTTCCTTTGCGGTCAGGGGGTTGCCGCCGAAGATGATCAAGGGGCAACTAGGTACCAAACCCCGGGCTCGGTGTCTTCCGGGTCGGGCGGGGTGGACACGACAACGACGTTGGCAACACCCGGGTCGCCCTTATCGCCTTTGGTGATCAACACCCCGCCGGATGATCCGACCGGGGTGGCTAACGTCAGGTCGGTCTCGACACCTTGCGGCACGTTGATGCCGGCAATGACGTACGCCTTGTACCCGGCGGAGGCGGACACATCCACGCGGTACGTCCAACCGTGCGGGTTGAGGTCGAGGTCATCGTTAGCGATCAATTCAAGATCAAATGAGCCATCCGCGTCGGTGGTGACCGACTGGGGCGTAAGCATGATCGTGACGGGCGGCACGGATGAGGAATCCAATAGCCGCGAGACCGATGGGGTGAATTTGACGGTGGGTGTGTACGGGTCGCCACCGGGCACCTTGAGGAATTGCCCTTTAACGGTCCCGGTGCCCACGTTCGGCGGGTAGGGCATGGGTCAACCTTTGGGGTTGGGGTGGCAAGCAAAAACCCCGCCAATCGCTGAGCGATGGCGGGGAGTTAAAAGGGCGGAGAATCGCGCTCGGCTTCGGGGTCGCGTGACGACGATTCCCCGCCCTCAGACAGTGGGTGTGGCCCCCGGCAATCCGTCGATTGCCGGGGATGCAAGCTCATCGACATTGCATTGAGCATGCAACGACGCCACGCGCGTTCACAATAGGCCAAGATCAACGAATGGACAACGGACGGCCGACCCGGACCGAATCGGCGACGCGGCGAACGGCGATCAGGCTATAAACGGCGACCCCGTGCCGTCGGCCGACGGGACCGATCCACCCGTTCATTTTCCACCGCCGCAACGTCTCGACCGGCCGGCCTACTTCGGCGGCTATCTGGCGCAACGTGCATGAGTCGGCCTGTTCGGCTAACAGTCGATCAATTTCGGCGGCACTCGTCCAGGTCCGGTGACATCCGGTGCACACCCACCACGCTTTACCGTCCCGAGGTTCTATTACCCATTCGCACCGGGGGCAATGGTATGTGACCTCGGGGCGGACCCCGCACGCCCGTTCTAGGTCGCGGTGCATTCGGGCTATGGCGGTCACGAACGCCGGCCATTGGGCGGCTATCGCGTCGACGTGTGCGGCTAGCCATTGGCACAGGTCGGCGGGGGTGGCGGCCGGCGTCGGGGCCGGCAGGGCCAGGGCGTGCCGAGCCCGGTAGGCCCACAGCCACAGGGTGCCGGCGACACCGTGCCGGGCGTGATGGTCGCCGGGGCGCCAGGTGGCCCAGTCGGGTTTGCGGTGGGCGGCCAGGTCAACCACGTTCACCGACAGCGGCGAACGGGTGTCCAGCGGCCGGCCGGGCGGCCTTGGCATGTCGGGGTCGGCGGAACCGCTGCCAAGGCGTAGGAACCCTCCGAGGCGGGCAAGTAGGGCGGGCAGCTCGGCTAGTTGGCGTCGGGTCGTGGTCAGGGCGTCAGTCATGGGCGTACCTCAGGGAGGGCTAGAACGGGCATTGGGCGGCCTCGGCGGGGTTGGGCGTCTCTCTGACCACAGGTACGAACACGGACGCCTTGACGGCCTCGGGCGGCGGCTCAGGGCCGCACCGGTGCTCGGCCAACACGTCACCGGCACCGATGGGCGAACGGTCTCGGATGTGCCACGGCTCACGGGCCGTCAACAGGAACCGGCCACAGGACCGCGTCAGCCGCACCGTGGCCAAACCGCCGAGCCGGGCCAGGGCTTCACCGAACGGCGACAGCGGCACCGGATCGGCCCTGACCATGAACGCGCAACGGTCACCGTCAAGGCCGGCAATGACGGGCCGGCGGCACTCGGGACACCGGCCATTTCGGGCATGCCTCGGGCCGACTTTCCCGACCGAGGCGTCCTTAATCAGATTCAAGAGTAGGGCATATGACACGTCATACCGGCTTCCGACATAAACCGACCCCTCGCGCATTACGTGATAACACATTTTTTTCCGTATGGTGAAAGTTCCCTAGTGAAAGCGACATTGAGTGTTTGTAGCATTTAGGGTCAACTAACCCGATTTTCGTGGGGGTCGGTATGACAGCCGTCATATATGTCATCCTCATTCCGGCCCCGTGGTGGCCCATCGAATTACGCGCCTATTTCCGTCGCGCTCATCCCGAATGTCACCGATGGCCGCCAACCTATGGACGGCCTCACCGAGGTAAGCCACGTCCCGCCCGACCTTGCGCCGGAGGTCCGACCAACCAATTTCGAGGTCGGCGGCCAGGTAGCGCCGGATATTGGCAACCACCCGGCGCGTGGCGGCCTCAATTACGGCTTCATCGGTCGCCACGGCCCGGCCGGCAATGACGGCTTTACGCCCTTCCTCGGCTTGGCGTTCCTTAATGGTCAGCGTGTTCTGTATCCCGGCCCGGGTTCGGTCGGAGACGGCCATGACGACGCCCGATAGCTGCCAGTCCTCATCCGTCATCACGGCGCGGCCATCTAGCACGGCCAGGGCGTAGGCCACTTTTTCTCGCGCGAATAACGCGTGGCCGTCTAGCGCGTCCCCCTCATCCCTTGCCCGGGCGGCGGCACTGTTCCGGACCAAGTCGGCAACTTGATCAGGCACCGGGATTCGCCGGCGGCCCCCGTCGTTCAGGTCGACCGGCAGTAGGTTCCATTCGGGCGTTTTGAATGGCCAGGGCGCCGGCTGTTCGGGCGGTGTGGCGGTAATGGCCGGGTCGGTGGCACGGAGCCATATGAACCGTTGCGGGGTGCCGCCGTCACTGTCGTTGATCAACGGTCCGGCCTTTTCGGGTTGCACGCCGCAGATGAGCCCGAGCCGGTACCCGTGCCGTTCGATGGGGATGCGTTTCAGCGCGTCGGCGTAGCCGAACCCGAGCCGTTCCCCCGAAAACGCCGACCGAAGCTGAGTGAGCAGGGTTGCCCCTTGGCGGCTTCCGAGGGCGGCCAGCGTGTCCACTTCGGGGCATGTGAACAGGACCGAGAATCGATCCATGATCACGTCATCTTTGCCCCGGTGGGCGTACTGGTGTGCGATCCCTTCGCCGGAGCCGACGGAGGCGGTGTAGATGGCCGGCCAGCGGATGGCGTCGGCGGCGGCGGATTCGGCGGCCCCCTTCCCGGCCCCTGACCGCCCCACCAAGGCCGCAAACAGGTTGAGACTTCCGGACCCACCGACCAAGCCGGGTAGGACGACGTTGGGCGGCACCACGGCCAGGGCGCGCAGTAGGGACACGCCCAACACGGCCCACGGTGAACACATCCGGGCCAACGCGAACAGTCTCAGGTGGGCCAGGTAGGGCCGGGCGTCCCAAAAGTCAACCGTCGTGTCGGTGACCTCGCCGGTGTCGGTGTTGATCACCTCCCGGGCTATCGAATCGATCGCATCAACGCCACCGTTGATCTTGGGCGCGTTCGGGTCGGGAACCTTGTCACGTGGCTTCCCTTCGGCCGCCCTCAGCCCGGATGCGATGGTCCGTTCTGTTTCGGTCAGGCTGAGGCCGCACCGTTGCCCGGCTTCGGTCAGGGTGTCGCGTACGTCGTCGGTCGTCAGGTGGCCGGCGTGGACGAGTTGCCCGAGCGCGAACGCGGCCCGGTTGAGCGTGTCGTTACGTTCCCCCTCGGTTTGTCCGCCGACGGTGGCGGCCTCCCGGGCCAGGGCGGCACTCCCGTACGCCGTAGCTGCCCCCTGTGGCCCGTGGAAACCGTTTAGGGGGTCAGTGCCCATGGTCGGCGTTCCTGAGCCGTTAGTGGGCCGTGTGCGGTTCAGCGCGTCCATAAAGCTGAGCCGGCCACCGCTGTCGTCGTCGCTCACCTCGCTTTTCATCGTGCTACCTCCCGTAGGTCGATCAAGGGCCGCCGCCACGTGTAGGGGCCGGGGTGGGGCACGTCGGGGCCGGGTGTGATCACCGACGGCGGCACGACGACATATCCGCCCCGCCCTCGGTAGTCGATCCCGGGCAGCATGGCGGCCCGGTTGCCGTTGCCGGTGGAACGCACATACAGGTGGGTGCCGCCGGGCCGGGGCGTGTTGACGACACCGACCACATCCGGCATGTCGCCAAGCTGTGCCCACGACTGGACACCGGCCGGGCCGTCCACGTCGATCACGTCCACCCCGTGCCCGGTGGCGATGGCGATGTTGGCTGTGGGTAGCCGAAACCACCATGACCGGATGCGGTCCGCCTCGGTCGTGGCCTCGGTCAACCCTTTGGACCGCCACGTCGGGACTTTGGTGCCCGGGGACAGCGGGAAGATCGGCAGACCGAACCCCGCATACCACAGGGCAGCACTGACCAGCGACACCGACGGCCGTGGCTCGGCGTCCAAGATCACGCCCAACGATTCGGCTAGGGGCCAGTTACCGTCCACCATGGCGTCACGGATCGATGTTTCAAGATCATCTGGCATCGGCCCAAACGATCCGAGTCTTGCCGTTGTGGCCGTGGATGGCGATCACGTCGGCAACGTCGTCCCACACCACCGTTGACCGGTGATCACCAACTTGCCACCGTAGGGCCACCTGACCATCACTAAATTGGATGCCCTCGGCCACGACGCCGGTGCCCGAGATTCCGGTCTCGTCCTCATCACGGTGCAACTCGAATGTGCGCATGCTTCCTCCCATTGATCGTCAGGCGTTCATCTAGCCGCCGACCGAATGCCCCGGGCCGGGTGAGGGGATACGGCCCGGGGCACAGGGACAGCGGCTAGGTCAGAACGGGGGGGCCGCTGTCGGGGTGGCCGACGCGTCCCAAGGCGAACCTTGGGCCGCTGCCGGCGGGGTGTAGTTGGCCGGCGGGGCCACATACTTAGCCGAGTAGAGTTTCCGGCGTCGTCCTACCGGTCCTTCCTCGGCGTCAAACCTGAGGGTCAACGTTCCGCCGGGGTCGATCGTCCCGGCCCGGGTGGCGATTTGGGCGGCGGCCAGGGCGGCGGCCGTGGTCGTTTTGCTTTCGGGCTTCCGACTTCCCTTGAGGTAGACGCACCGGATGCCGTCGTCATCCTGTAGGGCCGGGTCGAAATCCTTCAACCCTTCGCCGCTACGCAACGTCGTTTGCAGGGTCACGCGGTGCATGATCATCGCATCGCCATTGTCGAACGTCTTAACCTGCCCCGTGGTCAAGTCGGTCTGTTTGAGGTTCTTCTCAAACGAAATGATCACGCCGGTGACCTCATCGCCGGGGTTGCGGAATTGGAAGCTTCGGCCACCTTCGCCACCGAGGTCTAGACCTTCACTCATGGGGGTGTGTCTCCTTTAACTGTGAGGATTGGTTGACTGCTAGCAAGATCGTTTAGGCCGCGAACGGGCCAGGGGGCGGGCCAGCATCGGTCGGCTCGGATTCCGTTTCGGGGGGTGCATTGACCGCGTCGGGGAGGTCGGTGCCGTATTCCACGAACACGGCCCGGTAGCCGGCCAGGGCGGCCAGCCGTAGCGCCTTGAGTTCCGAGGCGTACGGGACGACGGTGGGGATAGGGCTGTCGGGCGGGTAGGTCAACCACACACCTGTGCGACGAAGAACTTTTCCGGTCATGATCATTCCTTTTCCATCACTTGGATTCGGTAGGGGGTGGGGGGTAGGGGCAGGGCCGGCGCCTCAAGCTGCACGACGGCGGCCACAATCCCGGACATGTAGCGGCCTTGATCGTCGGTGACGGGGGCCGCGTAGCTGATCGTTCGTGAGTCGTCGTCACAGATGAGAGGGTGATCAAGTAGGACGTGGCCGGTGTCGAGGCCGTGCCGGCACAGCCACACCCACCATTGCTCGCGGTCTTCGCTGACCATGTCGGGGAGTGCCCGATCAAGGTGCACGATCCTGATCACGGCGCGTCCATCATGTGGGCCAGGGCGTCAGCCTCGGCGGCGTCAATGGACGGTTGGTCGGGGCCGTGCCAGCCGCACCCGCACGCGCCCCGCTCGGCCCCGAACAGGGACGTTTCGATGTAGGGGTGGTGAGTCATCGGCCGGCGTACGTTCCGCTTGGCGGATGTGATGTGCCGAGCAAGATCAACTTCCGCGTGTCCGGTGGAGTCCCGGCGGGTGCCCGTCCAACCACACACGCACTCGGCGCGGGCAATCCATGTGGTCACCCGGCCAGCGTGCTCAGCCTTGGCCGGCTTAACCATCGGACTCACCCTCGGCCTTGACCTCTCGATAGTGCCGCCTCAGGTCGGCTCGGGCGGTGTTCGGTGATGACCGGTTAGGGCCGCGCCACCCGCACGAACATTCACCCCGTGAGAAGTTGAAGCCCGACCAATCGGTGATCACCTGCCCGTCATGCTTGCTGTCGTCGGTGTCGATCATGGTTGTCATGAGGCCGCCGCCAACGATTCAAGGGCGGCCTTGCGGGCGGTCGCGAGGTCGGTGTGGTGCGCCTTCCATCGGGGGCCGGCGGCCTGCCACAGTTTGATCAGGTCGGCCTCGGTCGGTGCCGAATGGATAGCCTCAGAAAGTGCGGCGTCGACGGGGTCCATCATGGTTCCGGTGCTGACCGGGGTGGCGGTGTCGGTGACCTCGGGCGGCTCGGGGATGAACAGGGTGCGATCCCGGGACCGGTAGCGGCGGGCGGCCAGGCAGGTGGCGACCGCTTCCCACCCGGCACGGATGTCTAGCCACTTCAACTCACACGTGCCGGTGTAGGCGTCCAACGCGATGATGATTCCGTGATCAAGATCAACATTACCGATCGGGATACGTTCCCCGTCGTGCACGTCATAGATGACACTGTGGGCATAGATGGCTAGCTGTGCCGCCATCTTGCCGACGCCGTACTGTGTCTGCCCGGTTTTCGTGTCGGCAATGATCAACTTCTCATAGCCAGGAATGCGGACGATGCGGTCAGCGGTGCCGCCGATCTTGTGCTCATCGTGCACTAGGAACCGTTCCACGTGGACCATGTCCAGATGGGCGGTGGCTTCCTGATAGGCGGCCAGGTGGGGCAGGTAGGTGTCGGGCACCGGCCCGACTTCCTGACCCCGGTCCATCCGTTCGGTGATCTTGTGCAGGGCCGTGCCGATCGTGGCGGGGGCCGATGCGGCGGCGGCTTCCTTGGCCTGTTCGGTGACCCGGTCCATGTCTCGGCACCACCGCTTGTATCCGTCGGGGTCACTCTGGCGAACCGGCGGCATACCGTGGCCAGCTACAGCCATCCGAAGATCGGGACGCATGCCGAGCCCGACCGCCACCATACGTTTCTGCCACATGTTGAGGTTGTAGGTGTCTTCGATCGTGCCGGCCACGGTCGTGCACCGGGTATAGGCGACCGGGTCACCCCCGCCGGGGGGCATGATGAGCGGCCGTTCCCACCGGTCGCGTTTGATTTCGGGGGGCACAAGATCAACTACGCCATCCGTCATGATTCGTCGTCCCCTTTCACTAGGTGCATCGTGGCCGTCTGCCGGATGACGCTGTGGGCAAGCTCACGAAAGATGCACGCGCACGGCCGGGGCCGGCACCGTTGATCATGAGTCTTGATCAACAAATCCAACACCGCTATAAGTCGATCGTTACAGGCACGCTCGATAGCCGGGCTGGCCTCGGCGGCAACCTCGGCAACCAAGGCATCAACCACGGCTTGAGTGAAGATCATTCGTCGTCACCCCTGACCACCGCACGGGACACTAGACCGCCGATACGCATTTCGGGGGCGTCGGCGCCGATCATGGCGGCAACCTCGGTGTCGATAGGGAAGCCAAGCCGCTCGCACTCGTCAACGAATCGGTGAACGACTCCAAGCGTCAGGCCACGCGTGGATGTCCCGAGCCGACGCACGGTGACGCGCTGATCGGTCATTGACTTGACCGATCCCCAGAGAGTCGGCGAATCGCCATCCGATTCCTTGATCAACTCGTACCGCAACAGGTCGGGGCCGCCGGGGTTGTCGCACCCGCCGTCAGGCTGTGGGACCAAGGCCACGCCCCCGTATTGCCGTAGGTAGGTCCATCCACAGGTGCCGCACCGAAGGATCTCTAGGTAGTCGGCCTTGCTCGGTGGTTGGTGGCCGGTGAGCATGCCGCCCGTTCTGTACTTTTCCGCGTCTTTCATGATCAAATGTCCGCCTTGATCGGTCGCTGATCGACGTAGATTCCTTGAGCGGTGCGCCGACAGGCGTTGCACCATGGCTCATTCCCGTCACGGTGCTTAACGGTGCTGTGCCGGCCAGGGCACCGCTTGATCAGTTCTAGACGTAGCTCGGCCCACGCCTTGGCGATCCGGCGGCGGTGCCGCTCGAATACCTCATCTGTGGCAATAGTGCTGAGGCTCACGAGTCGGCCCCGTCGTCGGCCCCGGTCAGTTGGGCGTATGCATGTAGGTACCGCACGGTTTCATGGTGAGCGTTCAGAATGATCACTAGATGATCACCAATGGTGTTCCAATCGTGCGGGGCAAACTCGGAAAAGTCGTCGCGGTCATGGCCGCTGAGGAAACGGTTGATCAGGTCGGCGGTGATCCGGCGGGCCACGATCAGGCAGGCCGCGTCATCGGTCATCGCGCCAGTGGTCGTGGGGGGTGTGGTGTTGGTGTTCATGGGTGGTGCCTTTCTCAGCTTCAATGTTGATCGTGCGGTGTTGCGGCTAGCCATGCCTTAGCCCGAGCGAACAGTCGTCGCTTGGTCCGGTGCCGAACCCATCCGATGGCGGCTAGCCAAATGATCAAGATGGCGGCGTGGATCAGGACAGCGGTCACGCCACGTCAGCCGCGTACACGGCCAGGGCGTACGCCTGCCAGATGTCCTTTTTGAACCCGTAAAACCATCCGGGCTCATCCTTGGTGCCCTTGCCGTGGTTGCGCTGGCCGGGCGCGAACCGATCGACCAACGCCTGTGTGATGTTGGAATCATTGGCCCGGCCCGATCGGCAATGGTGAAGCTTGATCGGGTTCCGGGTGATCAACTTGGGTTCGGTGTGCGGCCACCATGACGCCCGTACCGCCTCGGCGAACCGGCCGACCCACACGCACGTTTCGAACACGTCGGCACCAACCGCCATGCCGTATGAGGCGACCATTTCAATCACGACCCGGTCGGCCTCGATTTCGTCGTAGCCGCGCACGATTTTCGTGCGGAGGGTGGCGTTGTCGATCTTGCCGAAGATCATCGGGGAACATTCCTCATCGATGACCACGTAGGCCGATTCCGTCGTGCCCGGATCTATGGCGAGTAGCCTCACTTCGGCACCCCCCATAGGGCGATCCCGGCCGCGACGATCCCGGCCAGCAAGATCAGATAGCCGCCGGCCACGATCAGGAACCCGCCGAAATCCCGCTTCATTGCGCGGCCTGACGGTAGCCGTAGGTCCGGTGCGCGGTCTTGCACTCGTCACAGCGGCACCCATAGTTGGTGTAGGCGTTATAGGTGCCATGCAAGTGGTCGGGGATGGGGTTGCCGTACCGCTTGAGCCGTGCCCGGTAACAGACTTCGGTGTGGGCGGCCCGGCAGGCGTCGCAGCGGCACCCGTGGTTGGTGTAGGTACCGGCCTTGCCGTGCACCCAACTCATGCCCGCTCGCCCAACACGACGGCCAGGTCTAGCGCGATGGCGGCGACTTCGGATTCGTGGCGTTCCACGGCGAGCATGAGTAGCCGTCCAAGATCACGCGGCCGGGTGCTGATCAGCCGCACGATGGCACGGTCTAGTCGGGCGTCGGCCGACTGGCGCCGCTCGGCGGCTTCCTGCCGTGCCACCGAGGCCTGATAGGCCGTCATTCGGCGGGTGTGTTCGTCCCGCTTGGTGGCGTGTTCGCTGACGAACGCCCTCAGGTGCCCGACGCAAAACCGCTTGGCGGTATTGCAGTCGGCACAGTCGGTTGGGTCGGTGATCAGGTCAGGGACCGTGCTGGAATGGTCAGTAAAAGGGGTCAGTAAATCCGTCATGGTGGGTAGCCTTTTCAAGATCAAAGGGGATGACAGGATGAACGCGCAGGGTCCGGGCGCGTGTGAACGGCTAGGTGGCGGGCGCGGGGTCCGGGCAACCCGCCAAGGGGGTCAGGGCGTGCTAGGTCACAAGGAAGATCAGTCGTTGATCAACTGTGTTGACCGCACCGCGAGACATAGACAGACCTTGATCATTTATGAACGGTTCCCCAACCGTTCGTGTGAGCAACCATCCCCCGCAAGCTGGCCGGCCCCCACCGTTCGGCTCAGGAAGGATGATCAAGCATTGCCCCTACCTTGGCCGAACATTGACCTAAGAGTCAAGGGCGTTCGGCGTGTTCGCTTGACAAGGTTCGCGGAACTAACCATCGATGTAGCTACAGCACGGAATCGCTGTATATACAAGGATGTAGGTACACGGCTGTTCCTATTTAGGAACGGGAGTGCACGATAAATGATCATGGACTGTCATGGCTCAGGCCGCGCGGGTGTCCCGGAGGATAACGGCGATATCCCGTAGCTCGTCAGGTCTGAGGGGGGTTAATCGTGCAACCTCAGCGGCGACGCGCTCGGGGTGGGTATCGGCGTACAGGGGTTTCTGATCTTGATCGGGGGGTGGCAACTTGGCCATGAAAGTCCCCGGGGCACGTGTGGACATGCCGGGCGTCATCCCTTCGAAGCTGTGGCGTATCCCGCTAGATGGCCCGGGCCGAGTGAAGGAATGACGGATGCACTGAGGAAAACTGAGACGCCCGGAAGCGGTGTCACGGATGTTAGGCCGTCACGCTTCCGGGCGTCTAGTCCGTACGTTAGAGAGTGAGACTATCTAGTCTTGTTGATCATGGAATGACAGCGATGTAAGTTCCGACGCCGATGGTCGCTGGTCGGGGTGGATGTAGTCCACCCGGCGGCCGCCGCAATAGGAACAGGGTTCATCGCCGTGCCCGGTATAGGGATGGTCGTTGTGCAGATGGCAGTAAGGGTCGGTGTCCAACCGGACCACGTCCCGCCCCATGTTCACGCCGTACAGCCTCCCCAGTGACCGCTCACCATATGGACAGGTGCACTCGGGCTTGATCATGACGACACCGCCCGCCGGACCAACTCAACCCGGCCAGGGTCGAACGCCGGGCCGGTGCGGATGCCCAACGGTGCGGGCTTGACAAACACCGCATCGAACGCGGCGCCGAGCATGGCCCGCCGCTGGTCAATGTCGGCCGCGTCCCACACGGCCTCATCCACGGCGGTCAGGTCCGGCCCGTGGGTGTCGGTCAGCCACGTCTCCCGGTCGGCCTCCAGCGCCTCACGCTCGGCCTGTAGTGCCCCTAGGCGGCGGTGTAGGGCGTCAGCCTTGAGCACGCCGGCCGTGTACTGGTCGAGGAATACTTCGGTGGTTTCGTCAATCTCGGCCAATCGGGCATCACCCGTGAACGGGGCACGTTCGATCCGTTCCAACTTCCGATCTTGCAACAGCCGAACCATGATCGTTGACACCCAACGGTCAAGCTCATTGCCCGAGACTGAGGTCACGTGACCTTTGCCGGCTACCGGCGCGCACCGATAGAAATAGCGGATGTCGTTGCGTCGATTGCCGTACATCGGCTTACCACAGGTGCCGCACCGGATGAGCCCGACCATCAGGTAACGACGGACGCCGGGCTTAACGGTGACGGTGGCACTGTAGGCATCGGCCCGGCCCCTGATCGTGGTCAGGATGTTGGCGTGGGTCGCGTCATCGATGATCGGTTGCCACTGGCCACGGATCGGGGTGCCGGTGCGGTCCCGGGCAATCTCGCCGTGATGGATACGCCACCCGGCCAACCGGGGATTAGTGATCATTTTCTTGAACGCGTACGGTCGCCACGGCTTGCCCTTTGGCGTCTTTACCCCGGCCGCTTCCCATCGGGTGAGGATGACGCGCACGGCCACGCCGGCGATAAGGTCCGCCGCCGCTTTCTTGATCAGCTCCGCCTCGGCTAGATCGATCGTGGTGCGGTCTTTGCGATAGCCGAAGGGCCGAATACCCCCGCCGGCTGATCCTTCCATGGCCCCCTGTAGTGCGGCCCGTGACACGCGCTCGGAAATCTGTTCCGCTTCCAACGTGTCATAGATAGCCATGTTGCGCGCCATGGCCCGGCCGGCGGCGGTAGAGAAATCAACCATGCCGGTGGCGGTGCGAATGACTGTGCGGTGTTCGTGGTAAAGATCAATGAGCCGTTCGAATTCTTTCGGCCGGCGGGTGAGGCGGCTACTTGAGTAGGACAGGATGACCCCGACCTCCCCGGCCTCGGCGGCCCTCATCAGCCATTCGAAGTCGGGTCGTTTCTTGCGACTCTTGCTGGACGCGCCAATGTCGTTGTCCACGTAAAGATCAACAATGCGGATGTGGTGCCGGTTGGCCAAGTCATAGCCGTCATCGGCTTGCCGTTCCACGCCCCGTTCGCGGCCCTCGCGGTCATCGCTGATACGGCAATAGATGGCACCCGGTGTCCAGTCGTCGGCGGCCTCGGGCTGTTCCCTCATCAGGCGCCGAGCAAGATCATTTGCGGGGCGCCCCTTGGCGGCCAGGGCGCCGGCCAGGGCGGCACTCATCGCCGTACCCATTGCCGTGCCTTAGCGGCTTTGCGCTCGGCCCGGATGGCGGCTGTAGTGTCGGCCTCACTCATGTTGCCGCGTAGGCCGATGGGGGTCGTTTGCGGCCCTCCGGTGGGTACTGAGGTGGGTACAGATTTGAGGCTCGGGCGGGTTGCTTGCTCGCCGTTTTCGTTTGCTGTCATGTGGGACAGCATACCCGGGAATTATCGCAACTTCTGTAACCCGATGTTGCGATAATTCCCACCTGTGTCGTGCCTAGTCACAGCCCGGTTCCGTGAGACCAAGGGTGACCCCGACCGAGGGACAGCAACGGGGGCCGGCAAGCAAGCGGCCATGTACCCCGGCCGGGGCGTGCCCATCGTAACCGGCTCGGGTGAACGTTTCACCACCGCGTCACCACCGCGCCCCCACCCGCCCCGTTCCATGATCAACCGCATGATCATCTTTTGTATGTCCTGTCATACCTGTACCCACACGGGCAACCGATATCTCCGATTTGGTAGCCAAGCTATGTGCGAAAGGGGTAGGTTCCCGTTCACGCTCATCTAGCATGGAAGTTGTGAAGCAACACACAACCACCAACGAGAGGCGGGGAGTCAGTGAGCGAGCAAGACAGCAACGGACGAACACCGAAGGATGCAGAGAGGCAAGCCCGACAGTGGTCAGATGAGTTTCTACAGTGCCGGACCTACGGTCACCCGTGGCGGCCCGGCACAGCACGATGGAACAGCCGCTACAAGTACTGGGCCACGGTTGAGAAATGCCCCCGGTGTACTTCGGAGAGGCACCGAGAGTTGACCCGCACTGGCCGGGTCGTATCTTCCAACATCGATTACGCCGACGGCTACCTGTCGGAGCCCGGCGGTGGAAGATTCACCGGTGAAGCCCGGGACATGTTGGTATTGGCCACGGTGACCCGGACTTTCGTAGTCGAGAAAGTTAATGGCAAGCGGGCCGGTGAGGAATTGCCGCACTCGCTGGGCATGCGGCGTGAACTGGCATTGGAGTTTGGGGAGGCTAGCTAAATGGCCTCCGAAGCCATTGTGCGAACGTGGTGTGATGTATGTCTGGCCAAAGATATGCGGATGGACGCTACCCCCTACCCCCGAATGTCGATTGGCCGGCTGACGCGGGATATCGATTTGTGCGAACAATGTCGCGAGGTTCCCGACGCGTTCAAAGAATGGCTGACGACGTACGGCGCCAAGGTTGACCAGGAAGCGGAACGTAACGCGACCCCCGGACCCCGGGTCGAGTCCGACGAACCCCCCTTGGTGTGCTTGGCGCAAGGATGCCCGAGCCGGCGCCGGCCCTTCGGGACCCTGCAATCACTTCGCGCTCACGTTCGAACCTCACACGGGCTCAGCTTGCATGAGTTAGGCCGGAAACTTGAGGCGGCAGGGATTATCCCGGTCGACCCTCACCGGCCGGCGTTGTTGGTGTGTGACGCGCCCGGCTGTGATTTCAAATCAGACGGCGCCCAAGGTCTTGCTACCCACAAGATCAGGGCGCACGCTGAGGCCAGGGGCAACCGCCCTAGAACTAATGGCCGGCGGCGTAAATCTGAGGTTGTGGCATGAGTAGACATCACCGTGTTGGTCGTTACCGTGTTGCAGGTCAGCGATTCCTCTCCGACGATTCGGAGGGTGGATTAGCGGCGATATTCCCGCCGAGGATTCACGTGGAAGTTGTGGCGTCTTGGCCCCCGGGCACCCCTGAGGGACAGGTCAACGCCGTCGTTGCCGAGGTAGCGAACAGGTTTGTTGAGGAACTGGCCGATGCGGAATCGGCCCGGCCGGACGACTGGTCATGGGAGACCGGTTAAACGGCTAACTGAGCTAGCACAGCCGCGCCGACGGTAAGCAAAGTCCGCCGCGTAGGTTCCCCTGTCCAGTCTCGTCCCCCATGCTGCCCACGGCGGCGGCACTCCCATTCCTGTGTCCGTGTTGCCGCCGCTGTGGGTACCCCGGGTGAACCTCCCTCACCCTCGGTGCCGCTACGCCCCCTGTGGGCCGCGTGGCGCCTCACCCGGGGGTTGTTCTGGCCCCCTCCCGGGGGTTGCCGTCCCCCCTCGGTTATGTCGTGATTCCTGAGGGGGGCACCTGACGAACCCCGGCGCGGCGTTACGCCCCCAACGGATGGACCGCGCCGGGGTTCCTCATTCTCTGGTCACGTACCTACAGATGTGGAACTATGTACCTACAGGCAAGCAACCCACCGCAACGGGGAAGTAGGCACATGTTCATTGTCAGCGGAAGCAAGCAACGCGCCCGGATCAGCTATGACGGCCACGGCCGATGTAGCGAACGGGCGTGCCGGCGGTCAGCCACGCACATCGTGTGCCGTAGCTCCGGCCGTGTCACCGACGTTCGCGCCACCTGCCGCGACCATGCGTTGTCCGAGGTCTTCACCGGCCAGGGCTACGCCCAATTTTCGATCAAGATCATCGTAGGGGGTGTGTCGTGAGGTTGAACCGCGAACAGCGGGCGCGGTTGCTCGCCCACGCGATTGACTATGTGCAAGCCGACGGCCTGACCGAGGTAGCGGCGGAAGCTGAGGTGTTGATCAAGTTTGTTAATGATCTTATCGCCGCCCCCCGGGGGTTCGCCGCTGACCGTGGCTGGCACCAAGCCCGGCAGGAACGCGACACGTACGCCCGTTCGGCCTGTGATCAGTTGATCATCGGCAGCATCGATCGGGCCACGGCCTACGCACAGCAGTCGGCCAAGTGGCAGGCCAAGATGGAAGCCATCGAAACGCGGTACCAAGATCAACAGCAGAGAGGGAAGCAAGCATGATGACCGACCTGACCACCGTTACCGATGAGAACGTGAGGCGCCTAGCCACGGTGGCCCTCAGTGCACGTGACGAACCGGCGCCCACGATCCTTGATCATTGGGAGGTCGGAACTGATGTGTGGTTGATCAACTTCCGCAACGGCACCGGGGACGACGCGGCCATGACGGCCACACTGACGCCGAGCCTTGCCGGTGGGTACGCGGTCGCGTGGTATGACCCTTGGGGCCAGCCACGGTACAGCTACATCAGGGCCGAGGAAGTCTGATCATGACCGGTGATCAGGTGTTCGACGTGACCTGCCCGCACTGTGGCCGGACCAACAACTTTCACAGTGACATCGATGGCCAAGCCACCCCGGCGCCCGGTGACATGTCGGTGTGTTGGAAGTGCCGGCGGGTCGGGGTGTACGCCGAAGACCTCAGCATCCGGAAGCCGACCGTATCGGAACAGAACGAAATCGACGCTGACGGCGGTGTCAAGCGGGCGCTAGCCGCTATGACCGAGTCGAACTATCCGGCCGAGGCGCTGAGGCTGACGCGACACAAGTAAGACCGCCCGCCCGGGATGGGTGATCGTCGGGGGTTCGACTCCCCCGGCGGGCACGGCAAGCAACCGGCATGCAAGCAACAGCAACGGGAGTGATCATGAGAAGAGCTATCGATTTCTACGAGTTCGGAAGGGAAGCGCCCCCCGTGCCTAACCACACGCCGAGTCGCAACGTACGCGTGTCCGATGAACTTTGGATGACGGCTGTTCGCAAGGCCACCGATCAGGGCGTCACGGTCACGTCGGTGATCATTGACGCCCTTGAGGCTTACGTCAACGAACCGGGCGGGATGCGGTCGGTGCCCCGGTCCCTTGAGGAACTGGTTGCCCGGCTCAACCTTGACCGCACCGAACAGTTGGCCGTGATGTTGATCAAGAAACTACGGGCGGCGGGACGATGAAACGCAACACGATGACGCGGAACAAGGTCTTGGTGGCCGTGTTGGTGATCTTGCTACTGACCACGGGTGCCAAGGCGTGCAAGGGAGACGGGCCGCCGCCACCCAAGTCGGACAGCAAGGGTGCGAAGAAAGACACCCGGCCACCGGGCAAGGTGTTGAACAACGGGGGTTCCAAGGCGCCGATCATGGTGCACTATGAGGACGGCGGGAAGCCGACCGAGGTCGGGCCGGGCTCGGACTCCAACAGCATGCGCAATGTGACCAAGGTTTGTACGGTCAAAGGGTCGTTCATCCGGGATAACAATTGGTGGAACTATGATGTCAAGTTTTCCGGGCTCAAGGCCGGCAAGTGCCGGGGTGTTGAGCGCGGCGACAGCATCGTGGTACTGACGGAATGGGGATGATGATGCGGGCACTACCCAAGATCATTACGGGCGCGGCGGCGGTCGTGATCCTGACCATGCCCGCCGCGTCGGTGCCGACTGTGCGGCCCTCAGCACCGGCACCCGCCGGCCAGGGCGTCACACCCGGACAGATGGACGCCCGCCGGACCATCCCGCCCTGTCGGTGTGGTGAACGGTGACGTTCTGTTCCATGTACTGCGAGCACAACGCCGGATCGGCATGTGGTTGCGGGCCGTGCACGTTCATCAGGACTCAAACCGGCTTCGAACACGCCGAGGGGTGCCCGTACGGTGAGCCCGACCCCGAACCTAACCCGGACCTGTTGACGCCCGAGCAAGCGGCCAGCTTCCTTCACATGACCGAAGCCGAATTGGCGATCACGTGGACCATGGGCAAGGGGCCGGAACTGACCATGGTCAACGATCGACCGAGGTTCAAACTACTGGACCTGATCAACTGGCAACTCTTACGGCATGATCAAACTGAGGGGGAGTAATGGAATGGTGGCAAACACCGTGGGTCGCCGTAGTGGCCGGCGTGCTCGCGGGCGGTTTCGTGGCGTGGCTCGGGACACGTGTCATGGTGCGGCGGTTCATCACGTCCCTGCCGCTGCCCGACGATGAGGCAGACCGCGACTACGCCCGACGCCGGCTGATCGACCTCGGACCGCCGGCCACGGACAACCCGTGTGGCTACCGTCGGGCCGTGCTTGATCACTGGACTTGTGTGCTGGCCGAGCATGGGCCGAGCCTGCAACACCGCAACTTTGAGGGCCGGCCGTTCGTGACCGGGATCGGCCACACCGACCCGGCCGAGCCTGACGACACCGACGACTATGACGGGGATGGCGACGATGACGAATTCGAGCCCGGCCCGACAGGTGTGGGTGACGGCGGGGATAACAGCGGTGATCATGGCCGAGCATGAGCACGAATGGGTTGCACAGTCCGGCACGACCAACGACGACGGTAGCTATTCGATCACATACCGGTGTGAGTGCGGGGCCACGACCGAGACATTTACGGCGGCCAAGACGGTTGACCAGGGAGGCTCACCCGATGCGGCGTGACAAGACGCGGGCACGGTTCGGCTCGGCACTGGGGGCCAGGGCGCCACGGGGGTTCCACGTGTACGCCTGTGGGGACGCGGGCGGCATGCGGTGGGCCATCTGTCGATCAGGCTTCCCGTGGGCGGTCAACGGCTACGTGCGGTTACCGAAGGGTCATCCGCTGTTCGGGATGGAATACGGCGACATGCCACCGATCCCGGTGCACGATGGCATCACGTACGGCTGTGATCATGACGGGTGGATCGGGTTTGCCACGGCCCGGCCGACTGACGTGTGGCCCCGCATGCATCCGCTAATGCTCAACCTGTCGCGGACGTTGGGGATCCTGTTTGGTGAGTTGACCTACTGGAAACGGCGCGATGTGGCCCGGGAGGCTCGGCGATTGGCGGCCGGCTTGACCTGCCACCGAACGGCATTGCGGAACATGATCTTGCGGGAACAGTTGCTGGCCAAACGGGATGTGAATTGATCATGGAACTGTCGCACTACTCCGACCACACGGCAGTCGCACCGCACGCGTGCGCTCAACCGGCCTATTCGATGAAGCCAAAAGGGCTATGGGTGTCGGTTGACGGCCCCGACGACTGGGCAGAGTGGTGCCGTGATAACAATTTTGAGCGCGGCGCCAACCGTTTCAAGATCACGGTAGCCGAGGGGCCGCTGATCCTGTCCACGGCCGATGACGTACGGGCGTTCGGTCGCCAGTACGCGACGAAACAGGACCCCAGTCTGTCACGGTTGATGTTGGATTGGTGGCGCGTAGCCGAACGGTGGCCAGGGCTGATCATCACGCCCTACCAATGGTCATGCCGGTTGGACATGGATACATCGTGGTACTACGGGTGGGATTGCGCGTCAGGGTGCATTTGGAACCCCGACGTGATCACGTCCGTACGGAAGGGATGATCATGGACCCTGACATCGTGCGGGCCGTTGGTCTGTGGATTGGGGCACTTGGCTCGGTCGTTCTGGCCGTGATCATGATCATGTTTTACGTGGCCGTGCGGCGTGGGAATCGGAAAGATAATGATCATGATGACCGCTGGCCACGGTGACGACAGTGACTGACGTTACCGAACCGTTAGCGCTACTGGTCAGACTGACCCCGGCCAGGGCGCACACTAAAGTAAGCGCTCGGCGGGGCGGGGGAAACCCTCGCCCGCCGAGCTGGCCCCCGGAAGGAACCGCCAACCGGGGACCGACCGACCGACTACCAGAAAGCCGAATCGATCATGAGCAACCCTACACAGCCGCAAGGCTTCCCACAGCAACCCGGCCAGGGCCAGCCCGGCCAGTACCCGACGCCCGGCCAGTACATGGCCCCGCCGCCCCCGCCGAAGAAAAAGCGGGGCAAGTGGATCGTGCTCGGCATCATCGGCGTCGTGGTGATCATCATTTTCGGATCGTGCGTTAGCTCACTCGTCAACAACGCGTCGGCCCCCACGCCGGGCGTCGTTGTGACCGAGTCGACCGACGACACGCCCACGTCCAAGGCGCCGACCAAGGAAGCGAGCAAGCCGGCCGTCCCGCCGAAGGAAGCCGAGCCGTACACGATCAAGGCCACCGCGTGTGAGCGTGGCGACTACGGGCAGGTTGAAATCAAGGTCAAGGTCACCAACAACACCGACGAAAAGCGGACGTACATCTTTGACATCGCCGTTGAGGATGACGACGGCAACACCGTCGGCAGCGGCTTCGGCAGCATCGGCAACGTCAAGGCCGGCAAGACGGGCACCGCTAGCACGTTCGCATCCATGTCCGATGAGGACTATGACGGGAAGATCACGTGCGTCATCGACGTGACCAACTTCTCCGAGGCTAACTGATCATGGACGGCAAACAGGTACTCAAAGCCCTAGCCATCGTCGCCGGTGTCATGATCGTGATCCTTGCGCTCAACCGGCTGATGACCTGAGGCACAGCAAGGGTGGGGACAACCCCCGACGTCGACCAGGCGCCGGGGGTTGTTCTATGCCCGGGCTAAGTCGGAATCTGGCCGGCGCTATTCCGACTTAGTCGGCTTCCGGATGACGGCGGTGATCGACTCGGCCGGGCTGTCGCCTAGCCATTGGATGGCGCCCGTGTCGAACCCGTGCCGGCTGAGGAACGATTTCGGTTCACCCTGTGCCCGGCCGAACATGATCACGTCAAGGTCGGTGGATGCGGCGAGGAATTCAAGGGTGGTCAGGGCCGAGTTCACATAGTTGGACATGAACGATGTGTGTAGGTCTTCGATCACATACGACCCGCCGGGCCGCACCGCCGGCCACAGGTAGCCGAACGTGGCTTGTTGATCCCGGGTCATGTGCGACCCGTCGTCAATGATCACATCGAACGTGCCGAGGGTGGCCAGGGCGGCCGGGTCGGTGGCGTCAAGCTGCAACACCTGTACCCCGTCGATCTTGAGCGGTGGCCGGATGTCCACGCCGACGATGGCCGAGGCGCCCGGGTAAAACTCCCGCCACATCCTCAGCGAGCATCCGTCCATGACGCCGATTTCTAGTAGCCGGTCGACCCTGCCCGGTAGGTGGTGTTCGTAGAAGTCACAGAACCCGTGGAACGTGGCCTTATCGGTGCGGTGCCTGAGACCGATGTCGTGCAACCGCTCGGTGCGTAGGTCGGGGTACATGGTGCCGCCCTTTCATGATCAACTAGGGATGTCTAGCCACGCTTTGAGTTGGGCGTCGGTCGATAGTTCGATGATCTGGACTAGAGCCCAATTCTCGCGGTGGTTCGGGGCGTGCCGGAGATGATCAGACCAATCGGCCGCATACTCGCGTAGCGCCTCCACCGCCCCGTCAACAGCGTCGGCCAGGGTGGCACCGTCAGCGGCGATCGACTGACCGGAAATGATCACGCTCCACCCGCCGCCCTCAGCGGTGACCATCGCTCGAGCGGGGGTCAGCTTGCTCAGGTGGCGGCGCAACCGGTCGGCGTCCACCAACGCGGCCCGGTCGTGATTGCGCCGAACGGTGGCCGGCCTGCCGTCGGCGGCGGCGTCCATGAGGTCGGCCAGGTGGGCGCGCCCTTCCCGAACGGTTGCGTAGTGCACGGATGACATGTGTACACACTAATGGCCGGGCGTCAGAACGGGAGTTGGATGCTCGGCACGGCCCACGTGGGGCGGACCCCGACGCGGTGAGCACGGCGGGCCAGGGGGCGAACCCGGCGGACCAAGCTCGGGCCGTCGGCGTGGTCGAACAGGGATGGCCACGTGTAGCCGACGGGCAGGCCGTGAGTGACCGCCCAAATGGCTAGGCGGCGATCGTAGGGCACGGCAGACGGGGCCACGGCCGCGAGCATGGCTGGCACTAGTTCGGCCCTCAGGGCCACCGCTACGCCCCAGCACAGCCGGTGTCCGATCATCCACCCGGCGCCGGCCTCATCAGCCCGGCCGGTGGCGGCCATAGCGGCGGCTGAGACGCCCGTGGGGTAGCCGGTGCCGTAGTAGAACGACACGACTTCAGTGGGTGCCTCAGAGAGGGCGTCACGGGCTTGCTGCACCACGTGGGGCACCGGCACCGCGTCATCTTGGACGACGATGTGCCAGGTCGAGTCCGGCGGGCAGGCTGACCACGCCCGATCGGCGGTCGCGTTTTCCCCGCCGCCGTCGTCCATGACCAGCGTTGCCCCGAGCAGCGTCGCCAACGGCCGCGCCTGCCACAGTCGGGCCGGGTGAGCCATCACCGACCAAGTCACTTCCCCGATATCCATGGCCCTACGGTATCGCCGGTTGTCTCGCCTGCCACGCCCGATAGCGAGGATCGTCGGCAAACTTGGCCTGCCCATACTTGGCGTTGAAGATCGACACCTGACGCCAGGTCAGGTCATCGGCGTTGGGCACCGACTTGAGCGTGCGTGAGGCCAGGTGGCGGACCTTGGCGCCAGGCACCACCATGGGCAGCACCCCGGCGGCCTTGACCTGTTCGACCGTCACATCGTCGGAGCACCAAAAGTCAACGCACTCATCTAGCCCGCCGATGGCCCGCAACAGTAGCCGGCTGATCATGAAACACCACCCGGACAGGTGGCGGCCGTTGACATCCCCGAGGGCGTTGTCGGTCAGGTCACGTTGCCGGGTGTCACCCGGGTTGATCGGGGACACGACGGGATGGTCGGCGGCCAACAGCTCATGTAGCCACCCGTTGGCGAATTCAAGATCATTGTTAGCGACCATCACCCATTCGGCCGTGCCGAGCCGGGCGCCCGTATTGGCCGAGCGATTGTAGTTGAACGGGCCAGGGTTGGCCACGGTGCGGGCACGTTGGTATGTGGTCGGCCCCTGTTCCATCACGATCACGTTCACCGGCAGGGAGTTGGCGCCGGCCAGGCAGGAATCTATGGTGCGTTGGGTCATCCGTCGGAGTTGGCCGGTGGTCGCGTTGGACATGATCACCACGTCAACGACGGGCGGCTGTGACCGGGTGCGTATCTTGGCCTGTCGTTCGTGCTGCGCCTCGGTCGTGTCGGTGTTGTAATCGTAGTGATACAGCACTCGGCCGATGTGGTGTTCGGTACTGATGTGCGGGAGTAGCAACTTGGAGTAGGCGGAGTCCTCCCCGTACAGCAGGTTCGGAAAGGTGGCCTTGAGTGCCACGTCACGCCGGATGCAACAGATGTGGTTAGGTAGCCGGCGGTACTCGTTGCGGGTGTTGTGATCGTGGCCGTAGGTCTTGCTGTAGCGGCACACCTTGGGCGGCTCACCGTTGATCGACACCGAGGCATGGAACGTGATCACGTCGGCGCCCGACTCATCAATGCCGGCCAGGACTGAGGCGATCATGTCGGGTTCGACCCGATCGTCGTCGTCGACAAACTGGACGTAGCGGCCTTGGGCGGCGTCAACCATCACGTTGCGTTTCTCGCCCAGCATCATCTTTTTGTTGTCGGTCAAGATCATGACTTCGACCCGTGCCTGATCGTCCGGCGGGAGCGCGGCGTACTGTGGCCAGATTTGATCTTGGATGGCCCGGCCGAACGTCAGGTAGCGGGTGTGGGTGGAACAGATGAGGATCGACAGGGTGACCCCGACGCCGTTGCCGCCGGGATCAACCTGTTCAACTGTCGTCGTCACTGTTGCTGTCGTCGGTGTCGTCGGCCAGGGCAAGCCGGGGTGCGACCAATGCGGCGTCATCCTCCGGCTTGATCATGAACCGTCTGACCACATACTGTGCCGCCGCAATGACCACGGTCTTGCCGAGGCTGACCCCGAACAGGGCCAGGGCGTCAACGTCGTTGATCCGGTCCAATTGGGCAATGATCAACAGGGCCAGGGCAACCCCGACGTCGATGGCCAAGCCGGACAGGAACGTTTGCCATCCCCGTTTGACCGCGACCTGTTGCGGCGTGATCGTGTCCATTGATCAATCCTTCCGCTTTCCTTTGCTCAGAAATTCCTTGGCAAACCAGTTGTCGGCGGCGGTCACACCCCACGTTCGGCGGCTGTCCGTCTGCCAGTGATCAATCGCGATGTTGCGGCCGGGCACGGCTTTAATGTTCTGTGTCTTGCCGTGCTTCAACCCCCACAGGAACGATGTGACCTTATCGGGGTTGACGTGCCACCAATCCGTCACCTTGCCGCCGCCACCGGATGAGGGCGGGGCCACGTAGGCACCGTCAGCAAAGAACACGTGCACGTGATCGGTGTGCGGATTCTCGCCGGTGTAGTGGGTCGCTGTGGACGGCTTGCCTTTGGTGGTTGATCGGATCGTGTGATACCAGATGATCCATTTGACCTTGAGCCGTGTTCGGTTGGCCCACAGGTACGCGGCGAGGAAGTCACCCGCCGCACGCCCCAAGCCTTTGCCGTCGATCATCAGGTCAAGCGCCCGGCCGGTGGGGTGTTCGGTGCCGGATGTGCCAATGCCCCAAATCCGCGTGAGTTTGTAGCCCTTGGCGGCGGCTACTCCGACTAGTTCCTCAGCCTTGGATCGGGTGGCCGTGGTGATCTTGCCCATCTGGTCATAGACGCCCATGCCTATTCGACCTCATCGGCTTCCGGTTCGTCGTCGGGTTCGTCGTCCAAGTCCTCATCAGCCGGCACGTCATCCTGTGCCGGTGGGGTGTCGTCGGCGGGGGCGGTGTCGGGAACGTCGGCCGGTTCGGTCGGTTCAACCTCGGGCATTACATCGGTCATATCCGGTTCCGTCATGATCATTCCTTTCGGGGGGGTAGTTTTAGCTCGGGCGGTGATTCCAACTTGGAACCGTTCGCGCGCAACTCTTCATAGGCACGGGTGATCCACCGTTGGACACGCCACGCCCACTGTTCGACGGCTTGGCGTTCGTCCTGTTGCTGTCTGACGTCATCCTCAAGATCATCTATACGGGCACTGAGCCGGCCGTTTTCCGTCTGCAAGCGGTTGATCATCGTGTCCGCCGCCGACGTGGCAATACTGGCCGCCTCGGCCCTGATCTTGGGGCGGGTCAATACGAAATTGATCACGGCCGCCACGACACCGCCGCCGCCAATGGCCAGGATGGCTTGCAAGATCAGGTCAGGTGTCATCGTGGTCACGCTTCCGGGCAGCCATAATGGCCGCGTTGATCGTCCACCAACGGCCAAAGGTGAGAAGACCGAGGGCGCCGACAAACCCAATGGTCACCAGCGCCGACCATCCGAATTGAATGATCACGGCACCCATGAACACCAAAGCGCACACGGACACGGCCAACCATCCGGCGTATTCGGCGCCGAGCGCTATCTGTGCCCGCATCGAATGGCCGGCCTTGCGGAACAGGGAACCGAGGCAGGCCAGCATGGACGCGGCGAACAATCCCACCGCCCAAGCGGGCGTGAGGACTGGGCCGAGGGTTCCCGACAGTGTGCCGGTCGCGGCACGCAATTGAAGGGCCGTCGTGAATGTGGCCATGGCTAGGCCACCGGCCGCGCCGGCATCAATGAGACGGCTTGGCATGATCAACATCCCTTCGGGGATTGTTGCAAGATCAGCGTGCGGACCCTTTAGACGAGTGCGGCCCAACCACTGGCGTTGACCTTGGTGATTTGAATGGTGGTGTGGTTGGCCGCCACCGTGAACGCGTGGCCGGTGACGGTGTGCCGGGCGCGGAGTTTGAAGATTCGATCACCGGCAGTAAGCCCGGTGATTTCGTAGGTTTGCGTCACCATTCCGCGCGCCCATTGCACGCCAGGAACGCCGAAGATTGCTTGTGATGTGGACTGATCAACACCGTCCACGGACAGGATGCCGATGAACTTGCACGTATTCGCCTCGGTGACGGACACGGGTGCGGCCGTCTCGTGCCGAACGTCGAACACCACCTGAACGAGAAACAGGTCTTCCGTTCCGCCGACCGGCACCGTGATCGTGCATCCGGTGTCGGCCACGACGGTTGCGCTGAAAACGGTGGTGTAGTTGGACGCCTGCCGGGTGCGCCATGCCGCCACGCCCGAACCTCGGAGGATTGACCTGAGGTGTGAGCCGGCAAAGGTACCGGCGCCGACGGTGATCATCGGTGAGTAGCCGGTCGGGAGTAACCGTGTGGCCTGTGACTTTTCGTCCACCGAGGCCAGGTAAAGCATTGGTCCCGTGGTGCCGGTGGCTGTGATGCCATCAAGATCAACAGTCGTGGCCGTGTTCGACGCCCGGAAGACTGGAATTTTGAGCGAGGTTTCGACCATGACGTTGCGCATGGTGAACTGGTTTGATTCGGTGCCGTAGGCCGAGGCCAGGGTTACCAAGCCGCGCCCGGTGCCGGTGTCGGCAGCATCGGCGCACGCCCCGTTGACGTAGACGCCGTCAATGGTGACGTTGTCGGCGCCGAAATCACAGGTGATGTTGTTGGCGAACGAGCCGGTGCCGCCGCGAATGATCAAGTTGCGGACTTCGACATTGCGATAGCCGGCCACGTACACGGAATAGGTGATCAAGTCTTCCGGGGTGGCGGCCTTTTGTTCCACGTCGTGCGATTCACAGTCGATCAAGGAAACGTTTTTCGCCCACGACACGGCGCCACCGGTCAGGGTGTCCGGGTCGGCGGCATAGATGTGGAAGGAAGTCTTGCAGCGCACGGCCCGACAGCGGGCCAGGTGCACGTCACGGGCCGGCGTCGTGTTGGTGTGGCCCTTGACCTGATAGCCGGCGTTGTGATCTTCCACGACACAGTCCACAACGGCCACGCGCCGGGAACCCTCATCGATTTCTATGCCGTGGATATCGCCGCTGGTCAGTGCCCGGGTGCGGTACACGTGGCACCGTTGGATCAGCAGGTCTTCCGAGTCGTGGGTCGTGATCGGATCGTCCCTGACGCTGTCGTGGCTGACACAGTCGCTGATCAAGACTCGTTGGCTCGGCCCTTCCATGATCCGGTTGGACGTCTCGGGTGTGCCCGGTGAGCCGGGTGACGGGCTCGGCATGTACTGAGAGGCGCACACATCGATGTTGTGCAACACCCCATCGTGCGACCGAACGTTAATGATCTTGGAATCACGGACCGTGGAAAACTTGACATTGCATCCGTGGGTGTCGTTCGGGATGACGATGTCCCGCTCATCGCCTCGGCCGTCCACGGTGAGGTTGGCCAGGGTGATGTTTTCGCAGTAGTTGTCGTGCTCGATACCGTCCGTTGTGGTGTTGGCCGACATGACTAGATCAAGGTTGTTCGGCATGTCCATGTCGGCTTGAATGATCACACTGTCCCGGTCGGTGCCGAACAGGGTTTGATTAGTGTTCAGCTTGATCGTGGAACCGATCACGTACGTGCCCGGGGTCAACATCACCCGGTCATGCACGTCTAGCAGCGCCTGTAGGGCGGCGGCACAGTCGGTGAGGCCGTCGGCGATAACCCCTTCGGCTTGGGCGTCGATGGCGGCACGGTCGAGCCGGGCCACCAATGCCTGTGTGCTGTCGCTGACGGCGTCGGTCACCAGGTCTTGGATGATCTTGGTGATTTCGGTGGCGTTGATCGGCCAACGGTCCGTGTCGTCGTTGAAGTCAAGGAACAACGTGCCCGGCGGCTCATCGGCAAAGAATGCGATCCGGCCTCGGGCGTCGGCGGTCACAACCCCACCCGTGGCGGCACCCGGCGTCATGGTGCCGTCGAACGCGTACGTTGCCCCGAACAGTGACCCACCCGTCAGGGCCGTGAAAACCTGCGCCTCAGCGTCAGGCAGGACATTGCCGCTTGTGTCGGTGGCGATAGAGTCCGGGCTGAGGCCGTATAGGAAGATCATCTTTAACCCCTTGCGAAGATCAGGGAGGCGGTCAGGTTGGTTAGGTTGTTGAGTGATCCGTTGGGATACAGGTGGGTAATTTCCACGCTGCCGCTGACGTAGGCGACGAACACGCCCGGCGATGAGGCGAGGAACGTTCCCGGAATCTGCTGATGAACCGGGTTGACGCCTGAGGGCAAAGTCAAGATCGGGATATCCGGAATGCCACCCGTATCGGGGGCATTGACGGTGACGCCGGTAAAGGTGGCCCGAATGTCAACCATCGTGTAGCCGTTGACCCGGCGCCATGCGGAACTGATGTTGTCCCAGTCAGCCTCGAAGTTGGCATCGGCAATGGTTTGCCACCCGGTGTCTTCACTCGTCACCCGCCACCCCGAGGCCACCTTTTGATACATGGCAGGGATCGACGGGATGCTGACCACAGTTCCCAACGGGGCGGCCCCGTACGATGAGGTCATGTCTGACACGGACGTGGCAAACAGAACGATGTGCGGCTCAAGATCATCACGGAAATCGGTCAGGGCCGCCGGCAGGTTGGCCGCCTCGGACAGCAACGGCACGGGCAGGCCGGAGTAACTAGACGTGTCGGGCATTACGGAACCTTTCGGTATGTGATCAAGACAGGTCAGGGTCGGGGGCGTTGACAACCCCGAGGATGATTCGGCCCGACCGGATGTTGACGACTAGCACACGATCACCGGCGGCCCGGTTCGCGTATGAGGAACAGCACGGCACGTCGGGCAGGATGGCCCCGCCAAGATCAAGATCACATCCGGTGATGCCCACAGCGGCGACGATGGCCAGGGAGAACGGCTCGGCCGCCTCGGCCAGGTTGGACAGGAGAGACGCGGTGCTCACTTGGGTACTCCCTTGGTACTCATTCGGTGACCTCGGTTTCGTCGGTCACGGCAACAACTTGCCCGGCCGCTGATGATCTAGTGGTGCGCGTGTCGGCCGACATGGGGCCGCCCCGAAGTGAGTACGTGACCGCGTCCAAGATGGCCCGCATGGGTGCGTCGTACGGCGAGCGGATGAGGACAACGTCACCCGGCTCAAGTAGCGGGAAGTGCAGAGAGTCGAACGTGATCGTTTGTTGCACGCCGAGCCGCTGAGCGAGCATGGCTTTAGCGGTCCGCTCGGCTTGGGCGTACGTGATGATCATGGGTGACGTGTAGAACATGGGCACCGTGCCAAACCCGCCCGCTGTGGGCTTGCGCCGGAAGTAGGTTGGTGAGTCGGGATCATCGTCGGCCACCCGGGCGGTGGCCGTCACCACCCCTTCGGTGGACTCACCCCGGACAACCATCATGTTCGCTACGCCCTCCGAGGTTTGATCAACGGCGGAGGCGACCAAGACGCCACCCTCCCCGGACCGAACCTCGAACACCGGTTCGTCGGCCAGGGTGGGAACAGCGATGACGACGAACCCGCCCGAGGCGTCAGCGATGATCCGGGCACCGGCCGCGTTGGCGATCGACGGTGACGACGACTTACCGTCCACCAATTCCCACCGCTCGCGCTCGGCTTGGATGGCCGGCACGTGCATGGTCGGGGTGGTGCCGTCACGCCACCGGGCCATCAGCGGTTCGTAAAACACTTCGCTGATGATCAAGTCCAACATGCCTTGAGCCGAGTTGGGGACGTACCGCTTGGGTGCCCCGAGCCGGTGCCGGATGACGAACGACTCATAGGATTCCCCGTGAATCGCCATCGTGCCCGACTGGCGATCGGGCGTGACGCTGGCCACACGGTAGTAACCGAAGTCGATCAGCTCAAGATCACCCGGGGCGTAGGCGATGCCGTGCCGGATTCGAACCCGGGTGTTGGTGGAGTTGACGTTGTCGTTTTGGGTGACTGTCACGTCACAGGTCCAATGGATTTGTTGCGACAGTGACCGAACGACGGTGCCGGCGGTCATGGCCAGGGCTTCCCATGTGGCACCGTCGTTGGTGTATTCGATCACGGTGACCCACCGGGTGGATGTACCGATCTGATCATGGAAACGTTGCGATGCCTCAAGCATGATCAGCTATCCCCGATGGCCTCAGCGGCACCCGTGGCCAGTTGACGCCAGTTTTCATTAGCGGCGGCCACTAAAGTCCAGTTGGCATAGGCGTCGTTCACGTCACCCCATGAGTATTCGGGGATGTACAGGGCGGCGCCGCCGGCTGAGGGGCGGGCAACCTCGGTGAACGTCGTGCTGATTTCTTGGGCCGTGACGCTGACCCCGTGGACGGTGTCATAGCGGGCGCGGGTGATATCGCCGGCCAGGGCGTACACGTCGGGGAAATCAACGTCGGGGTTCGTTTGGAGTAGGACGATCCCGGAGCTAAGGCACGTGGTCAGCCGGAGCCGGGCCGCCTCGGTCGCTGTGTCGAACGACAGCGCGAACGACGACGCCTGCCACACATCCCACGACGCGACCGGGAACGGCGATCCTAGGACGTTCTGTGACTCACTACGGGTGGCGTAGCTGATCCCGGCCAGCGGCCCCAGCACGGTCGCCAAGACCGATAGCGTCGGGTTGCTGACCGACTTGACCCACAACTGCCCAACCTCGACCGCCGGCATGGTGATCGTCACCGAATCCGACACCGTCCCGAGGGTCCCGTCGTCGAACACCGGATACGCGACCCACGACGACGGCACCCCGACCGGCACCTCATGATCAAACCCGATGGCCTCATTGCCGATAGCGGTCGCGTCAGTGCCCGAGCGGACAGCGAAGCTCGGCACCCGGACAAACCTGACGCCGCGAACATGGGTCGGCAGTAGCCCGGAAAAGTCGGCCGACAGCAGGACACCACCCGAGCCGTACAAGGTGGCGGTCAGAATGCCGTCGGCGCCCGTGTCCGTCTGGGGTGGCGGCGGTAGCTCGGCGTCGGGGTCAACGATGAACGGCATGGGTGATCACCTTTCTAGCTGCGGGCGTTGACGGCGGAACGGACTTCCTCGACCAGCACGCCCCGCACGAACCCGGTCAGCCCGTTGCCCATGTCGAGGGTTCCTTCGATCCGCATCGGTCCGTTGGGGGTGTTGATCATGCGGCGTGAATCCTCATTGGAATACACCCGGGCGCCGGGAAGCCTGATCAGCTCCGGCCCCTGTTCACCGGTGACCGCCCAACCGTTCGGCAGGGTGCCACCCTTCGCGAAGAACGACAGGTGGACGTGGTCGGTGTGCGGGTTCGGTGTGCCGCTGTAGGGCCGCCACCCCTCACGGTTGCGTTGCACCGACCAAATGCGCCGGTTCCAAATCGCATACATGACGCCGAGGTTGGATGCGTGTTCCTTGGCGTAGGCGGCCATGGCGTCGCCTTGACCCTTAGACTTGATCATGAAATCCAGCGCGCGGGCTTGGCTCGGGTCGTGGCCGGCGTACGTGCCGATGTCGGAGAAACCGAACATGGGGCCGAGGATGGATGCGGCCCGGCGGGCGGTGGCCCCGGCGGCACCGTCCACACCGCCGTCACCGGCTCCGAAACTTCCGGGCTTGCCGACCGAGCCGAGCCCGACCAGTTCCTTGCCCTTGTTGATCAAGCCGTCCACTAGCATCTTGGGCACGCCGGCAATGATCTTGCCCAGCGGGTTGCCGGTGATTTCGGAAACCTTGCCTACGGCCCCTTCGATGAACGCGCGGAACGGGGCCAGGAAGATTTCAAACGGTGACCAGTTGAACCCGGCCTCCCCTTGCCCTTCGGTCGGGCCGCTGGCGCCGCCGGCCCCCTTCAACCAGTCCAGGGTGAATTGCCGGTTGGCCGAGGAACCGAACCCGCCGGCCCCGTTGATCTCAAAGTGGATGTGGTTGCCGGATGAATTGCCGGTCGAGTCGACCAGGGCGATTCTCTGGCCGGCCTTGACCAACTGGCCGACCTGTGCCAGCACGCGCAACGTGTGGCCGTAGACGGCCGTCAGGCCACCCTCAAGGGATTGGAACACCGCATTGCCGTAGCCGCGTCCCCAGCCGCTGTAGGTGATCGACCCGTCCCCGGCCGCATAGATCGGCATGCCACGGCCGTCGGGGATGTCAATGCCGGAGTGACCGCTGTAGCTGCCGGACAGCGCCCGGGTTGTTCCCGGCCACACTCGGCCGCCGCCCTGCAACCCGCCGGCGAACCGACCGGTGCGGACATCGGAACGCCACTTCGCCATTGCGGCATGACCGCCCGGGAAGCGGGCCATCTCTTCCCGCGTCCAGACGTGTTCCTCATGATCAAGATAGGCCGGGATGCGGTCACGCCCACGACGCTGCCGACCCGAGCCGAACACCGGGCCGCCATGCTGCCAGCCGGCCGGCGGCCAGGGGATGAGGTCGATCGGATCAACGCCGACCTTTTTGGCCAGGAAGTTGAAGCCGCCGCCGCTGCCATCCTTCGGCCCAATCAACCCTTGATTGATCACGGTGTTGACCACGAAATCGATCGGCTTTTTCACGGTCTCAGCGATCTTGTCCCACACGACACCGATGGCCTTTTGGACCTCATCGAAGATCGTTTGTAGCCCTTCGATGGCCGTTCCGAAAGCGTCGATAATGGGCTTGATCGTTTGGTTATAGACGTCGTTGATCTTGGTACCGATCAGGCCGAACGCTAGGCGCATGGCGGTGCCGACGATGTCCATCACGCGGCGTACGTCTCGGAGCCGGTCGGCAAGGAAGCCGATCACCGGCTTGATCACGGCGTTGTAAACGTCGTTGATCTTGGTACCGATGAACGCGAACGCGTTGCGGATGGCGAGACCGACGGCGGCCATCACGCCCTGTAGCCATTTGATCTTGTCGGCAAAGAAGTTGATCACCGGCCGGATGACGGTGTTGTAAATGAATTCGAACGCCTTGGCCACGGATGACCACAACGCGCCGAGAATCGTCGTCGCGCCGAGGAACGTCACGCGCGCGAACACCGTAAAGATCTTGGCGAAAATGTCGATCACGGGCTTAAAGATCTTCTCATAGGCGATCCGGAACGCGAGCGCCAGGAAATTCCAGGCATCCCCGATTGCCTTAAATACAGGCGATGCGACGTTTTCCCACAGCCACGTAAAGACGCCGCCGATGGCCGTAAACACGGTCGCAATATTGGTGCGGAGTCCTTCGGTGCTGGTGATCAGGAAGTTGATCAAGGCGCCGAACGTGATCTTGAGTCCTTCGATGGCGCCGCCGAAGATCGACGTTATGGCCTGCCACAGTCCGCCGACGATCAGTTGCAATCCTTCCCCGGCTTTCTGCCAGTCGCCTGTCAGGACACCTGTGATGACCTTGATCAATCCGTCGATGATCTTGAACGCGCCCCCGATGATTCCGATCAAGGTGCCGAACACGTTTTGGATCAGCGGTAGCAGAACGGGACCCAGGGCGGTCCAGACCTGACTAAAGAGTGCGGCGAATTGGGTCACGATTTCGGCGACCAGTCCGAACACCTCACCGACAATTGAACCGATGGATTCGAAGATCATCTTTATGGTCGGCCAGTTCTGCTCAAGGGCCGACATCAGGGTCCCGACGATTTGTTCCACGACGGGCAAGATCACCTGTACGGCGCCCGACACAGCGGTGATGATCTTTTGGACGCCGGGCATAATGGCGATGATCAGACCGCCGACACCTTGAGCGATGCGGCCGATCAGCGGCAGGACCTGACCAAGGATACGGGTCACGGTTGCGATGATCATCTGTGCGATCGGCGCGACCTGTTGCACGATGTTGATCAAGCTCGGGCCGATCTGCGCGAACAGGCCGCCGTAATTCTTGGCCGCCCCTTCGACGTAGGTACCGATCAGGCCGAAGACCGACTTAGCCACCGGGGCCAGGGATTGAAACACTGGCGTCAGGTCATCGAAGATTCCCCGCACCCGGCCGCCCGCGTCAATCAACGGATTCATCCACTGTTCGGGCACGAACGCGTCGGAACCCTTACCCGTAAAGGCGCCGACGAACAGTTGCGCGGCACCGGCGGCTGTGGTCAGTGCCCCGCCGATCTTGGTTCCGACCACGGTGGCGATCGGCTCAAGCTTGCCGAACAGGCCGGTAATGCCGACCAGGGCGCCACGGATATTGGGGAACACGCCCTTGAGGACGTTGGCGCCGATGCGGGAGATAGACGCCCACATGTTTTTCCACGCGCCAACGGTCGTGTCACCCGAGGCCAGGGCGGCCCCGCCGATGTTTTCGGTGATCACCTTGCGGAATGTGACGGCGTCAACCTCGCCACGGGTGACCATCTTTTTAAGCTCAACCGCCGAGACGTTATAGGCTTCCTGTAGCCATGTGAAGATCGGCAACCCACGGTCGGCCAGGGCGTTAAGATCATCGCTCATGACCTTGCCGGACGTCGTTGTCTGGTTAAAGATCGAACCCATTTCAGCCATGTCGGTGCCGGCAATGGTGGCCGCGTCCGCGACTAGGCGGAGATAGTTCTCCAGTTCCTTGCCCGGCTTGATCCCGGCGGCAACAGCCGTGGCGGCAGTCGTGGCGGCCTCATCCATCGCGAACGCCGTACCGCGCACCGAGTTCAGCGCGTCGGTCATGATCGACTGGACGACCTTGGTCGAGTTGCCCAAGCCCTTCAGTTTCGCCTCGGCCTGTTCGATGGCCGACAGCCGGCTAAACCCCTTGGTGATCGTCACACCGAGGGCGGCCATAGCGGTGACCCCAGCGCCCACAATGCCGGCCTTAAGGGCACCGCCGAGCCGGCTAGTGGCATTCTTAGCGAACGACGTTTGGAAGCCGGCGCCGGCCCTTGTGCCCACCTTTTGAATCTCGGGGGTCGACGCGACTAGCTCACCGACAATTTGCTTACCGAGGCCACGTGACGATATGGCCAGGGAGACATACCCGGTTGCTAGTTCAATACCGGCCATGGGTGGTCAGCCTCCCTACAGTTTGCCAGCGGCCCGCCGTTCGGCTAGCCACGTATCAAGCTCGGTGATCGTTGTGCCCTTGACTTTGCGGTGCCGGGGCGCGGACTGATCACGGGTGATCATCCGGCCGGGCACCTTCACCGGCGGTTCGAATCGACGCCGGCCCCCGTATTTGAGGTGGACCTGTTGGGCCAGGGTGTTGAGCAGGCCGGCCAACAGTTGGGTTCGGAGGTCCATCCATTCCCAATGTTTGGGGTGCAGATCCTTGCCGACCGCCGAATCCGGCGGCAGATGCTTAATGATTACCTTGAGGTCGCGCCACGTAAGGATCGGGGTACCGAGCCAATCCAACCGCAAGCCGAGTTTGATCAACTCAAACTCGACAGCGGTTGAATGGTCGGTGATCAACTCCCGTAGCGCGTCTATTCCCCCAGCGTGACGCCGCTATCTTTCTGCCATTCGTTGACCAACGCCTCAAACTGGCCGACCTGTAGCGACTTGATAGCCGCTGTGGTCGCGTCGTCGTTGGTCAGCAGGGACAGGCCGGCGTGGACCTGTTCCCGTGCAAAGTGTTCGCTCATCTGTTCGTAGACATCGATGGCCAGCGACTTGACCCGGGGCAACGTGTACGTCACCCCGCCAAGCTCAAACTCCCACCGGTCATCTGTTGCATCGGGTACGTGAAAAACCATAGTCCGCCGACTTCCTTTTCTGATCTTGCCGCCGACTGTTGATCAAGCTTGAGGCGGACGGGTGAGTCGGCGGCGTGATTCCCCGCCCGCCCCAAGATCAATTAGGAATCGTCCTCAACATCCTTGTACTCGTGATAGAACTTCCCGGACTCGTCACGGAAACACTTGATCGTGATTTCATACTGCTTAAGCTCGGTCCGCGTGTACTGACGTTCGCCACCGCCCGGCGTGGTGACCTGACCATCGTTGATCACCAAACGGCCGACGTGATCACCGTCTTTCAGCTCGAACACGAACCGGCGATGGGGCATGACCTCGCCATCGAACGACAGATGGATTGCGTCGCCAACGACGGTGACGTTGTCTTCACCGAACACCTCGGCCAGGGTGACCGCGCCGGACTCAATGAGGGTCAAGGTGACCTCGGCGCCGCGTTCGGTCAGCAGCGTACGGACAACGTCCCCGCCCCAATCCTTACGGTCTTCGGTCTCAACCTGAGGGGTGACGGTGACGCCATCCTCGGACACGTAGCCAAGCTCGGAGCTATAGCCGACTAGGGCGGCGGCGGCGGTGGTCGGCGGCACGGCGGTTTCAAGATCACCCGCGTATGCATACCCGCCGACCTTGGGGGAACCTACTTCCACAAATTCGGTACTAGGCATTACCTTTTCCTTCCAAGATCATCGGTAGCCGCCGACTTTTCTTGATCATGCGGGCAACAGCCGCCATGTGATTTGTGCGTTGAACAACACCAAAGGGGTGTCGGTGTCAGGGTCGTTCGTCATCGTCGGGCCAACAATCGACGTGACGTAATAGACAAACGACTGACCAAGCCGCATGCCCTCAAGGCCGAAGATCAATCCTTCGGCTAGGCGGCCCAACAGCGACGCGCGTTCGTAGGTTGCTGCCCACGCCCATACGCCGATCGTGGCCTGATCTTGAATCATGATTCGCCGGTTGCCGCCGAGCCGAGCGATACGAACAAACTCGACCGGCCGCTGGTGTGGAACCTTGGTGACCACCGGCACGCCAAGGCCATCCTTGAGGTACGGGACTAGGGCCGCTTCAATGTCGTCACTGATCAACACTTCGGCCATCGGTCTATCCCCTTCCCGCGTTCAATGCCCTCAGTGGTGTTTGTTCGGTGATCGATTCGCGCCGAGCCTCCGGTGTCGTGGCGACGACGACATACCGCGCCCGTTTCGGATTCTTGGTTTGGGCCGGTTCCGCTTTCCATCCCGGGCCGGCCGCGTTGGCCACCCGTTCCGCCCGCTTCCGAAGATCATCGGTAACGGCCGGCGACGTGCGTAGCGCGCGGAACCCTTTCAGGTTGAACTTGACCCGCTTAACGCTGTAGTCGAACGTCACCCTTCGGCCCGCCGTAGCTCAACCGCTAGGCCGGCGTCGGGGTGGTCCCATGGCCCGTTTGTCCAGTCACCGGGGAACCTGTTGACGGCGTACTCTCGGCCGTCCACAATCACAAGATCACGATCGTCAGGCGCGTCGTCATTCTTGGGGCCGTAGACAGTCCAGATGATTTCCGATAGGTCACGCTGAGTCTGTAGCGGATGGGTGCTGGCGCCGGGTGCGATCCCGTGCACGTTCCACGGCTCGGGATCACCGTAGACAACGACCGCGTTGCCGTAGCTGTCTTCCCCGGCGGTGCTGTAGCGGCGAACGTGGACGGTGTGGGGCGTGGGGATGGCCACATGATCACCAATCCTCGGTGATCACCGGGGCGGCGGTCCGTTCACTGACCATGGGCACTGACACCCCATCGGTGCATCGGTACCGGCTCAAGATCAACTTGTCCATCTTGGTCAGCCACGCCGCATCCCCGCTGGCCACATCCTCGGAATAGCTGGTCGAGAATGGCCCGGAGGTCTGTTGCATGTGACCGATCGGGATTGGCTCATCGGCGCCGGCCCGGGCCAGGGCGCGAACGACGATGTTGGCGACGACGCCGGCAACAGCCGGGGGTGTTGGGATAGGCAGCGGGCACACGACGTACGCGCGGACGATGGCTGACGCGTCGATGATCAAGACTTCGACGCGCGCCAATTCGGCCCCGGTAACCTCCCGGCCCAACCTAAGTTCAACGTCCCCGACTGTTGCTAGCGGCTCATCCATGACGGTGCCCCTGATCAGCTTTCGTCGGTGCTACCGACAGCGGCAACCGGGGAACGGGTCACGGAGGCGGTCGAATTCTCCGCCATCGTGTCGCCCAACACGTACGCGTAGCGCGCCTTGAATCGCAACGCAATCATGTCGTTTTCGGCCAGGTTGACCCCGCCGACGGTGGCCTGATCAAGGAACTTGACGGTGATGTCTTGCCGGACACCGATGCGGACACGGTCACGGTCAACGATCAACGCGGTTGCGTCGGCCGAATCCCACACCTGAACGTCACCGAACACGGTGCCCTTAAACCAGCGGGCGGTGAGGCCGGCGACCGAGTCAAGCGCGCCCGGGGTGGACGACAGAGACGGGATATAGATGGGCGTGCCGTCCGCCGCACGGAGGTTGGCAAGCTTGTACCGCAGACCACGGCGGGCCAGGAAGTCCGACGCCTCATAGCCGTTGTCGTCCAACATGCCGGCGGCCTGAAAGATGGCGCCAACAAGATCATCCACGCCCGGGGTCGGGGACACTTCGATGACCTGATCAGCCGCGTCCGCCGAGTCGAACAGACTCGGGGACGTCCACGACGCCGGCTTATTGGTGCCGAACGCCACGGCCGCGTCGAGGGCGTAGGCAATGGCCCGCCCCCCGAGCGTGGCGATGTCACCAAGGATGTCTTCATTGGCGTCATCGATCACGTTTTCATGCACGGGAACGATGACGGCAACTTCCTCCGCGACCAGATTCTTGTTTTCCCACGTGGCTTTAGCGGTCGGCTTGACACCGGTTCCGCCCGGCGCCTCACCGATCCACTTGGCGTGCGGCACAGTGGCCAGCACCGGCAGAACGTAGGTCTTGGTACCCATGTTCACGGTGGGGAACGTGGCCAGGACCTGAGAGGTTGCCCCGGCAACCTCATGGAACGTGTCGGAGTAGGCGTTTTGGATCAAGCCCGCCACATCCTCACGGGTGATATCAGCCATGATCAATTTCCTTTCTACATGGCGTTAACATCCGGCGGCGGGCTTGCCGTCGGTCAAGATCAACTAGGCCGCATCGCTCGCATAGCGGCGGCGGCGGCCTGTTTGGGTGTCATGGCGTCTTGATCAGACTTCGATGCCCCGGACTTAAACCCACCTTTGGGGTTCAACGTCCGTGACTTCGCCGCCTCATCGCGCCACGACAGGATCGATTCGGCGGCCTTTTCGAGTTCCTCGCGCGTACTGCCGGCCAGGGCCGTAAGTGGCACGCCCTTGGCGCCGGCCACCTCGGCCCGTAGTGCGGAAATCTCCGCATCCTTGGCCCGTCGTTCGGCGGCGTCGGCGCGCTCGGTCGCCTTTTGAATCTCCGACTTGGTCGCCTCGGACGCCTTGTCAAGCTCGGCGGCCTTGGCTTTCAACTCGTCATAGTCGGCAAACTTGCCACGCTCGCGCGCGACCCGGTCACCGATGATCCGATCTAGATCGGCTTGCGATGCGGGCGGTGTGAACGCGGCCGCCTTGGTGGCGGCCCCTTGATCATCAGCACCCTTAGTTGCATCGTCGGTCATGATCGTTTTCCTTTCCGTAAGCCCGTCGGCATAACCGACCCATTGCCCGGGGTCGTGGCGGGAAGTAGTGAGGGCCGGCCGAGACAAGGTGTTGACCGCCCGGTCAATTTGCAGGTAACGGACGATCTTCGGTCTCAGCCGGCCACGTCTATGTCAGGCCGGCGGCAACAGGTCCGGGCTATGCCGGTTGTCGGAAATCCACTGGCGCACGCGGGCCAGGTCTTCCGGCGATTGGTTGCCCTTGCTGGCCGTGAATTGGATGACCGAAGCCGGCTCGCCACCGCCGTAGGCCGGCTCGGCCGAACAGTTGCAGTTGTCGTGTGAGGCGAACCGGGCCGAGTCGGCGGCATAAACCTCGCCGCGCCCAATCAACATCCGGCAGAATTCACACGACCCGACCCCGACGCGTCGCCATCCCCCGACGTTGGGCGCTGCCTTGATCGTTTCCGTGATCGTTTGCCGGCCACCGTTCAGGATGTGCCGTTTCGCCGCGCCGGCCATGAGTCGTTCCATGGCCGCCGCCGCCGCTCGGACCTCCCACCCGTGGGCGGTCAGCGACTTGATCCCGACCGGGCCGGTGACCCGTAGGGATGTCTCGGCGGCCCTACGTGCCACGGTGACGGCCGGAACGACCACGATGGGTGCCCGTACACCCTCGGCCAGGGCAAAGGTCCGTAGATAGGCCGTGGCGGCCGCCGCTGAGGCTTCCCGACCTGCCATCACCAGGGGCAGCACGACGGCCAACCACACCGCCGTGGTGCCGTCCACGTCGTCGGGGTCGAGTAGCCGCCACGCCTGCCGGATCATCCGTTGATAGCGGACCGCCACAACATCCTGTGCCGCCCGGTGTAGCCGGGTGGCGGTGGCCCCGAGTTGGGTTGTGGTCACGGCTCACCCAAGGCCGGTGACAAGGATGATGACCAGCACGATCAGAATGGCGATCAGCAAGATTGTTTGAACGACGCCGTTAGTCATGATCATTTCTCCTCAAGGCCGGCGGCGTCGGACTCGGGCAGTCTCAGGCTGACCGGGATTGCGCCGGTGAACGCCAAGCCCTCAAGACCGAGCCGGGCCGCCGCGTTTTCGGGTTCGACGCCGGCCCGGATAGCGACGCCGAGCGCGTCAAACTTGGCCTTAAGCTCGGTCGCCTCCGCTGCCCCGTCGGACTGTTGGTCTTGTCCGCCGCCACCCTCGGCGCCGGCCAGGGATTGAAGGGCCGTCATGATGTCTTCGGAGGCTGTGAGCCGTTCCCGAATGGCCGAGATTTGCGGCTGTGTCAGCCCGGGAATCATGGACAGGATGAGGTCGATCGGGACGCCGGCCGAAGCCAACTTGGTGACGCCGTCCACAACGGAGCCGAACGATCGGGCCTCAGTGTCTTTCCACACGACCTCGGCGCCGATATCGTCGGCGGCTTCGGTGCCCCGCATAGCCTGATCAAGCCGTAGCGCCTGTTCGTGTGACTCCCCGAATGATTCCCGCTTGCCGCCGATCTTGCGCTGTTGGTTGGCTTCACCGGCGGCCAGGGCTTCAGCCGAAAGGTTGATCATCTTGCCGGTGACTTGTGACGGGGAAATCTGGGCGATCATCGCCACGTGTTCCATCATTTCGGCCAGCAACGCGTTATAGGGTTCGATCGACGCGGGGGCCAGGGTGGTTGCGTTCACGTCGGGGTCATCGAACGACCACACTCGGGACGCGGCGGCCTTGAGTACCTTGTCCGGTGTGGATGTCCATCCGCTGATCACCTTTTGCGGGAAAGCCCCGAACCGGGCCACGATCAACCGGTCATTGTTGACCTCATTGATAGCTAGCTGAGGGATGATCAACGGTTCGACCTCGCCCATGATCAAATCATCGGCGTCACGGCCATTCACGTACCGCACGACAGGACAGACGGGTGCTCCGTCGATCACGGCCCCGTGTTCGATCGGTGAGCCGACCTCGAATTGCCCTTCCCGCGCGAGCAACGTCAACGACTGGGCACGGGAACCGATGATCGGCGTCGACCCGAAATTCAACGGGTAGACAGCCTCGGCGTCGATCAGGAAACCCTTGATCGTGGGCTGGCCGTCGGTCTCGTCCCGGAACAACTCAAGGGCGTACTGAGGCCACGCGTCGATCTGTGGATCTTCATAGACCGCCACCAATTGGCGCGGCGATCGTGGACGCCACACAATCCGGCCATCGGCACGCTTGGTGATCGTCAGATAGGACACGCCATAGTTGCAGGCCGCGCGGTGCACCTCGGCCTGACGGGCATCCATGCGCTGTTCCTGCCACGACGCCCATGCCCGGGCGTCGTCGGTGGCGTTGGCGTGACGGTAGCCGACGACGGACAGGTTTTGCACGAACGAGTCGACAACTAGGCCGATCACATTCTTTCGGCTGATCCGGGCAATGTCTTTGATTTCTTGCTCGGCGGCCTCGGGCACGTTGGGCGTACCAAGATCACCACGCGCGAATCCGTAGATGCGATCATGCCGGGGCCGTTCCGCCTCATGTAGCCGCCGCATGCGGAACACCAACGAGTTGATTTCGTTCCGATCAAGCATCACGAACCCCCTTCCCTTGTCTCATACGAAAACGGCATCCTGCATTCGCTTTACGGTCTCGGCGCCGAACAGGGCCAGGGTGCCGGCCACTAGCGGCGAGATATCGACGTCGGGGTCGGACCGGTCGAACCCCCAGCCGCCGGCCGCGCCGATCGGTCGTTTGATCGCACCGAGTAGCGCCACCTTGATCGACTCTTGCCCGCTGTGGGTGACGTGGCCGGTGTTGGCCTTGTCGACCAACAGCCCGCACGCCTTGGCCATGTCGGGCGCGGTGGATGTCACAACCCGTAGCCGGCGGCCCTTGAGCGGTGCGACCAGGGCGGCGGCCGGGCTCATCGCATCGATCACGATCGGCGTACGCCGGGTGGCCCTCAAGATCAGCCATTCCATGGCGGCCGATGCGTCGGGGCCGGCCCACACTTCCTCAAGGTGGGTTGTCTCCCCTTCCCGCCACGCGGCGGCAATCGAGACAAAACGATCATGATTCATGTCGACGGCCAGGGCTGAGGGGGCCACGCCGTCAGCCGGGCCAACGTCGGCCAGGGTGTCCCACACGTACGGACTGATCACGGCGCGGTGTTTCTTGACCTCATCCCACACCCCGAGCGCTTCCCGGCGGAAACTCTCGGCCGTCAGATTCTTCCTCAGCCGCAACATGGCCCGCTCGGGCGTGCGGCTCGGGAATGACGGGTTGGCTTTGCGCCACTGTTCGCGGTCATCGATGTCAGCGGCACGATCGGCGGAAAGCTCTATATATAAGGTTTCCCGAGAGTCACCGGCCAGGGCTTCCTGCCTGATCATGGTGAAGACTTCGCCCATGTCTTTCGGGCGGGGAGGCGTGCCGGCCATGATCGTTAACGGGTTCGGCGCCACGTTCTGCGCCGCGAGCATGTCTTCCATGGCCGATTCACCAAGAATCTGCGCCTCATCGAACACCAAAATATCGACCTTGCTGAACCCTCGGCCGAAGCCCTGTTCCCTTGCACCGAACAGAACCCGTGACCCGTTGGTGAAGTTGACCGCCTCATCGCCTCGGCCACGGACGATCTGTCGAACGTGAGCCTTGACCTTGGCCTGCTGAGCTAGCCCGGTCATCGATGCGAACGTCTCTTTAGACGTTTTCACCCGGTGCGCCGTCCAGATGGCGGTGATCTTCGGGTTGATCAAGCACAACGCGAAAATGATTGCGGCCATGAGATAGGTTTTGCCGACCTGCCGGGGAATCGACATGGCGACCGTGTCCGAGGCGTAAAGGCCGTCGTCACGCGTGGCCAAGATCAGCCGGCCGGCCCCGTCTTGCCACCCGTCGAACACCCACCCGAACCGCTCACAGGTGGAACGGACGCGGGGCCAATCGGTGCCCGCTATGCCCGAGGGTTGGATGATGTGGCGGGCAACATCAGATAGCCGACTGATCCCAACCACCCGAATCGTCAGCCTTGGCGGTGATCGAATCCGGCCCGTCGGACACCGTCAGCGTTTCAATCTCGCGGCTGATTTCGATCTGCCGGCGCATGAGCGGCGACAGGTCACGCGGGTGTGTCTCCGGATCGTCAAGGGCCATGGCCAGCCGGCGACGCATGGCGCGCAATTCCTCGACCCGGGTGCCACGCTCGGCGGCGTCAAGGATCGGCGTCTTAACGGCCGCGTCGCCATGCTCAACCGCGCGTAGAACAGTGTTGCGGACCATCGTTTTCACATCCTCCGGGGTTGTCCTTTAATTAAAGCCAATCGTTTTATTTAATTCCGTGGCCTTTTGCACAATGAAACCGGAGTTTCACTGGGGGGGCGTCCGCGTATGCCGCGAGCAGCCCGGCGGCGTTGTTGGGGGCACCCCCCCACCCCCTTGTTGATCACCACACCCTATGAGTGGTGTATGTACGGGCCGCTAGCTCACTGGCCAGGGCGTCGGACTTGGCACGGTTGCACGTGTTGTGGGCGGGTTGCTTGTTGTCTAGCGTGTCGTCCCCGCCCCGGTTGATCGGGATTACATGATCAACTACGAATGAGCGCAGATCGGGATAGGACAGTGCATAGTCGATGTCTGCACCGCATATGCCGCATGGTGGCTCGCCACGTCGGATGACACGACGGTGACGATCACGAATGGTCGTGTTCCCACGTGGCGTAGCGATCACATCGTCACGTTTCATGATCATCATCACCCATGATCAACAGTGTGCGTGGTGCATGATCAACAGTGGTGATCATTAGTCCTGTAGCTCAAGGCTCACGATGTGGTGACGTTGCACTAGCACAGTGACGTCACCCACAGTGAACGTGAGGACAGGGCTACCACCTAGGTCGGCTAGCTCAGCGGCCATGTGGACCGCTGTCTCAGTGGGCATGTCTGCCATGGTGAGCGCTCGGCCGTCGGTGGTGTGCACGGTGCACCGCATGGTGTGGGTGGCCTCTCTGTGAGGGGTGGCCCATGATGATCATGGTGGACGCCTGAGGGGTGGGGGGTGTCTGCACACCACCCCCTGTCTGGGGTAGGGGGGTGGTGCAGGGGTGGGGGTGGTTGGCCCTACCCCTGGACTAGCCCTAGGACGGGCTTAGCTCCGTCCGGGGTACCTATCCACAGTTGCCCTTGCCTGATCACGTCACCGTCTCGCCATACCATGATCAACGCCCCCGTATTGATCGCAACCACAACCCACATGGTGCCTAGCGTGGCTTGCCCTGTGCTGGCCTTGAGGCCGGCCGCTTGGACGCCCCATTGGTGGGCCAGGGTGGACGATCCCGACGCTGACAGCGTGCCCTCAACACTCATCCCCCATGCTGTGGTGAGGATGGCTGTTCCGGTGTTGGTGCCCCCCGATACCGCCAAGATCACCCATTGATGATCAACAGCGGCCGTTCCCCCCGATGGACTTGTGCCCTCGGCGGTGGCGGACCATGTCGTGTCAAGGGTGGCGTTACCGACGGACGTTCCACCCGACACGGCCAGCATGTTCCATACAGTGGAAACCGCGGCCTCACCTAGTGAAACTCGCCCACCGTCGGCCTGTGCAGCGTATTCCATGATCAACACGGCATCGCCGGACAACGGATGTGCACCGCTGGCCAACACCACATAGGTGTGGGTGGCCACAGCTTCCCCGGCCGACGTATGGACGCCGGCCGCTGTGGCCACGTATAAAGCCGCCATGGTTGCGGCCCCCTTGGGGGTTCGCTTCCCGGCGGAAGTGACCACGTAGACCGCTGAGGCGCTAGCCGTGCCCTTGGGCGTCCGCTTGCCCGTGTTGGTGATCACGTAGGCCGCTGAGGCGCTAGCGGTGCCCGAATTCGGCACACTGAGGGCGGCCACGGTGAACGCACCTGTGACTATTTCACGATCCGGTGAAAATGAACCGGTGCCATAGGTCGGAGTTGACGCGGGGGTGATCGACGTTGCCGTGATGTTGATGGCATGCGCCACGGTCAGATAGATGCCGTCGGTCGGTGAGGCGGCGGCGGCGGCGTCCAAGTCTTCTACCCATGGCGCCGTCCATACCTGTGATGGCGCCGCACCGCCCGAGGTGCATGATCGACACCGAGCCGCAAGGATCACTTGTGCCGTGCCAGGGAGGCCAGTGAACGCCGGCCACGTGTCATCACTGGGGGTGGAAGAGTTCGAACCGGTGTAGGTCGATCCGGCCGGAAACTCATACAGGCACCACCCGACCGGGTAGTTGCTTCCGTTGTGTGTAACGGTGACCGAGGTTTGCCCGGCCCCTGTTGCTGTCCACATGGACAGCTCGGCCGATGACACCGGCTGTTGTCTCTCAGTCCACCCGGCGGCAATCGTATTGGTGACCGCCCCGCCCATGAACAGGACCAACAGACTGCCCGCTGTGGCCGTGAACCCGAACGTGACGGTATGGCTAGTGGTGCCGTTGCGGGCCGCCGTGGCTCAACAAAACCGG